TTTTATTTGGTAGTGTTATACGAATATTATCTTTAGTTTTTATTTCAGATATTACATTTTTTATACTATATGAACTGTGACTTATTCCATCGGTCATATACGAATACAGTAAAGTTTTTGCGAATGTGATTCCTGTAGAATTAGGGCTAAATGCAGTTATTCCAGATCCGCTAACATTAGTATAAGGATTTTGATCAATATTGTTTTTAATGAATCGAATAGGAGTATTGGTCCACGGTTCTATTTTTTCCAAAGATACTCCTTGAGAAGGAGGGACTATGTCAAATCCAGTCTTTTGTTCATTTAATCTCAAAAAAATTAAAGTATCATTTTTTGCAAAAGTTGTTCCGTTTTCTATTACAGTAATATTTCTTAAATTTGGATTATATTCGTATACTACAGCATACGGATCTCCTCCCGTAATAGAAAATGTAGGAAAATCTTCTGCCTTTATTATAAAATTTCCGGAATTGACTGATAGAATTTCTTTAAAGAAATAAGATTTTTTTCTTTCATATCTTTTTACGGTCTCTGTTATGGTATTGTCTATAAAATCTGGAATTTCTGATTTTGAATTGATATCGTTAATCGTAGAAATAATCCAATGACCATTAGAATCGTCAAAAATAGATCTTGCTGTATTTTCAATGGAAAACTGATTATTTATTAATTGTTCTGTTTTTAAGTCTTGTTCCAAAGTTATATAATTTGTACGAAATATATCAATCATCTCGTATTCTTTTCCTTGAAACGAGTATTCTATTTTAGGAATATATGAAAAATATTTCATGGTCTTTACGCCTGCACTTCAGATCTAGGTACAATATTACCTCCAATATTATAAACTGCTGATTTTTCTCTAAATACCATAGAGATATTATATTGAAGCGGATGCGTACCAGATGCATGGGAAGTAAACATATTGGGATGACCCAGTGTACTGACGCCTAATTCTTCTAATACACACTGAGTCATATGCGGAAAAAATGCCTTATTATGTGTAGTATTGGGTATAATTCCACTACTGGCACGAATGTCAAATAGTCGAGGAGGCTGCGTGAAACCTCGTGGTAAACTCGCGAGTTGTAAAAAATCGATAAAGTCTTTACAAAAATTACTTTGGATTATAGATGCACATGTTAGTTTGGCGTTCACATTCAATGTTCTTTTATGTGATTTATAAAAAACCAAATCAGTTAAATCTGGACTTTGGTACACACTTCCCATTTTGAGTCGGTGGTAGTCAGCGTTTGTTGCGTTCGTTAAAGCGTCAAAGAAATCTCCTGCTTCCCCAGGCAATTTCCCAGCTTGGTTAAGTAATGCCTGGTTTGGTATGATGGCTCCCTGCATGTTTTGCTGGCGTGCCGCTCCGAGCATATGATGCATTTTTTCTGTTAAATCTTCCAAATACTGATTGGAATGAATCATTGATGTGCTTTTAGGAAATGGAATTGCAAACATATTACTTCCGGCGGATACAGAAAACCAATTCATATTGACATCACCCAGTAGTATAGGAAATATTGGCATATTTTTATTCCATTATATATATTAAGAAATGGCCTATAAAAATAAGTTTATTCCAATCAATAAATCAAAATATATGGGAGATTTTAACTCTATAAACTGTAGATCTTTGTGGGAAAGAAGATTTTGTAAGTATTTAGACAGTTCTCCCAATATAATTCGTTGGGGATTTGAACTTTTACGTATCCCGTATTTCTCTCCGATAGATAATAGACACCATCATTATGTACCAGATTTTATAGTAGAGTATACAGATAAAGAAAATAAAAAACAAATATCACTTATAGAAATTAAACCATATAGACAGACTGAAAAAAAGAATAAAAAAATTTCACTCAGGGAATCTGTTACTTATTCTGTAAATTTGGCAAAATGGAAATCTGCTGAAAAATATTGTGAAGAATTGGGTTGGATATTTAAAGTCTTGACTGAAAAAGAGTTATTCAAATGAAATTCGACCCCAGTTCCAATTACACTAATTTTAGAAATCAATTCAAAGATTTTCAAAGACAATATGCCTATTCTGTTTCTTTTCAGGGAGGATTATACGCCGATACAGGATTAAATTCTGCACTATATTATCCTCAAAAAATAAAAATAGACAGTAATTCTATAGAAAACGCAAATACTAGTCAAGGATATGGAAATATTTTGCGAATTATTCCTGCTGGATTTTTTAATCCTAGAAAAATCTCAATGTTGTTCGAGATGAGTCGAGAAGAAAGCTCTAATCTTTTTAGTAAATTTCAAAAAATAATTACACTTATTGGAGGATATGACGTTGACGGTTCTGCCTCAAACGCATCATTTTCTTATATGAAAATTCGACCAATGACAATAACAGTAAACATGTATGATGAAAATGCAAATAATCCAAAAAAGATTATTATTAAAGAATGTTGGCCAATCAGTATTAATAATGCAACTTTTAGTTCATTAGGAGAAGACGGATTTATTACTTTTCAAATAAATTTTTTAGCAAATAAATAACATGAAATTATCTAACATATTAACCAATCACTATCCAAAATTTGAAACTAAAATTCCATCAACTGGTATTGTTGTGTATTTTAGACCACTTCTGGTAAAAGAAGAAAAAAAATTATTAACAATTCAAGAATTTGGATCTATTAAGGAAAAATTAAATTGCATTAAAGAAGTACTCGAGTCGTGTTTTGAAATGTCTTTAAAGGACTTGACACTAACCGATATGCAGTATTTGTTTATTCAATTAAGAATAAAATCAATAGATTCCATTGTTGAACCAACTATAATATGTCCAGAAACCAAAGAAGAATTTAAAATTCATATTAATTTGGAAGAAATACAAGTGATCGAGTCAAAAAATAAATCAAATAGTATTGAATTGGGTTCAGAGTTGTCAGTTGATATGAAAGAACCCACTGTAGATTTATTATTAAATAATGATAATATTTCTATACTAGAACAAAAAGAATTATATAAAATAGCATTATATTGTATTGAAGCCATAAACACTAAAACAGAAATGATAAAATGTAAAGATTTATCGGTATCTGATCTCCAGGAATTTATCGATAATTTAACAAAGTCTCAATTTGAATTAATAGAAAATTATTTAATCAATATGTCAAAAATTGAAAAAATAGTTTCATATAAAACATCAGATGGTAAAGAAAGATCTATTACTTTACGAGGATTAGACGATTTTTTCGTCTAAGCCTCAGTCACATGAGGCTAACAAATAATCTAAAACTTCAGTTTTTAATGATGCACGAACATCGATGTTCTCTGAATGATATTGAAAATATGATTGTATGGGAAAGAAATATATATTTGGATTTATTAAAAGCTTATGTAGAAGAACAAAATATGAAAAGAAATTTTAGACAATGAAAAATAATTATATGTCATTTTTAAATAAATTGATGGTAAATTTATTGAATATGGACAGCATATTAGAAATTAAAAATAACTTTTTAATGGAACACGAACAACAACAAGAATCAGATATTGAAGACATTCAAAATGATTTTATAAAAGAAAGCAATACAAGAGAAATTAGTCAAAAAACTTTAAGAAAAATTAAAAATCATTCTAAATCCAAAAACATTCCAATAAATTTCGAAGAAGAAGTTCGAGATAAAATTAAAAATAATTACTTAAGTAAAATAACTCCACCACTGTCAAAAACTCCAGAATCAGGTATACGATCATTTACCGACTCTAATGAAACTTCAGAATCGGGTATACGATCATTTACCGACTCTAATGAAACTTCAGAATCGGGTATACGATCATTTACAGACTCTAATGAAACTTCAGAATCGGGTATACGATCATTTACAGACTCTAATGAAACTTCAGAATCGGGTATACAATTACCAGAAAATTCTCTTACAGTTTCAGATTTTTTATCAAATAAACCTAAAATTATTTCAATAAAACAAATAGAAAATTATTTAAATAAAAAGATATCTGGAAAAATTGAAACTATATCTTCTAATCCCAGGTATTATGTGCCCAGTAATAAAACCAAAAAAGATATAAAAAATGCTCTACTTTTTTCTTCTATAATCGATCCAAAATCGTCTTATGAAGTTTTTAAAATACAAAAAAAGATTCAACAAATACCTGCGTACAGTGAAGGTGGGCTAATATCTTATGGTCAATCTGGAGAAACTAATTTGGGTTTGGTCGGAGAAATACAACCAGAACAAATCAGTTCAACAACACATGGAATTGAAGTTAATCCAACCACAAACAATAGAGCAAATTCTTTAGGTATAATTTCAGATCCTAGTATTGTTATTGCAAATCAACAGGGAATAAAATCGACACACAATACCAATCGTTCTAGTATTAAAACAAAATACTTCGATACACAACAAATAGAAGTTGGAGACGGTGGATTTATTTCTCAAAAGCAAAAAATAGATTTAATAGAAGAACTTAAAACAATCTTTGTAGAAATTCCTTCGATTCAACCCGCTGAGTTACCAGGAGAACCAAATATAAGTTTTTCAAAAAATGAACCGTTTCCTATAGAATTTTCAAATATTAGAAATATAAATTCTATGATATCCAATTTATTTACTTCTAGAGCTTTTAGGAATATATAAAACAACCTCCCATACTGCTCGGGAGGTTGGTCTAACAAACTGTAAGTATTTATAAATTAATTGTCTGCTAGTTTACTGAAATAGTCTAGTGCATCGGTAGTTTCAGAAACATCTTCTTCTGCTATTGGTTTTTTACTTTTAATCGGAATCGACCGTTTCTCTTGTAATTCTTCCGAGTCAACAGACTCTGCTGTGGCAGAATTAGTTGCAGATGCCCGAATGTCTCCACCCAGAACTTCATATAAACGATCTTTGAGTTCGTCGTATGACTTGTAATTCTTAGGATCGATAAACTCTTTCAACGAGTGTTCTGACTTCCACAGTTGTTCTAATTTGGCATCGTCTCCGCCCAAAAGAGGAGACGCAGAATCAAATTCAGACTTATCGTAATTGGTGTAACCTGCTACTTTACGAATCTTTAAACGGAAATTTGCTCCTTTCCAAAAATCGAATGGATTGATTGCCTCCTCGTCCTTGAACTCTGGTTTCATCACTTCTTGTAGTTTCTCAAAGATCTTTGATCCGTAACGAAACAGAAACACTTTTCCTTCGTTCTGGGGGTTCGTAGAATCTGATACCACGTAAATATTGCTTACGTAATTAATCTTGCGCTTTCGTTCTCGAGCGATATTCTTATCGCTTTCTACACCAGAATTCCATAATTGGGTATTGAGTTCACTTACTGGATCTTTTTGACCTAGACTAGTAAGACAATTTTCAATATACCATCCACCTGGTCCATTAAACGCATGGGTGTAGTACTTTACCCAGGGTAAATCTTCTCCTGTAATTTCCGGAAGAAATCGAATAACAGCAAATCCGTTTCCTGACTTATCTAACTCTGGACGCCAAAAACGATCATCCTTATACGACTCTTTCTTGGTCTGATCGTCCATTTTACGGATCAGATCGTCCAAATTCGTAACTTTGGACTTTTTCTTTAAATCATTAAAACTCATATATTTCCTTTCGTTAATCCCGAAGATCTACTTCGGCCTATGATGATTCACAGGAACTCCCTGTGTACTCAAGATATTTAGTATATCATACATGATATCTTTGTCAAGACTATTAAAAAGGTAATTTTTTACTTTTAAGAAGAATTCTTGGAAGTAAATTCCTTTCTCTTCCTTCTTCTCTAATATGCTCTAAAATAGGCTTATTAAGCAGTTTAGACATAGATTTGTATTCTATACTGTATTTATCGCATATAATCATAACAGCATCGATATAAGAAGAATTAAACTCTTCCACATATTTTTCTATCTTTTTGGAAAATATTTCTTTTGATAACCCAGATTCTGTAGAAGTTTGTTTCATATTGACCATTAATATATCATAAAAAATTGATATGTAAAGCATTATATATAATAAAAGAAAAGGATACTCTTAAACAATGCCAACTGCCGATGTAAATAATAATATAACAGTAACTATTTACGATGGAACTGCAACTTTAGGTACAGATTACAATACTTCTGGTATTACTCCAGATATTCATTTGCCTCTGAGTAAAATGGTTTGGGGAAACGAAAACGTTTCTCGCAGAGTAAGTACAGAATATCCCATGCCGGTAGACGTAAAATCGTTTAACGGAAATTCAGGTGCAGGGTTTTTACTAGGAGTCACTGGTTCTGTTTACGGCCTGGGTACATTTACAGTTGGAAATACTTCTAATAATGCGTTATGGATTCAGGGGACTGGTACTGGTAGTAATATTTTAATTACAGGTACAGTTCAAGGAATTTCTGGCGGAATTCCGGTCGGAGTAACAGGAACAGTAAACTTTACAAATACCAGTATCGGTATATTCGGATTATCGGGCGGTACTGCAATTTCTATAACAGGAGGTAGACCTCTTGCTTACGGTATAGATCATGTAAACACCAGAACTACCATTACTGGACTGTCTCTTGCCAATGGCCTTATAGGATTCACCGCAGACAGTGTTAAAATATACGGACCAACTGGACAATCTTGGATTCCAAGTATTTTACACTATTACAACGGTTCAACTCTTACACAAATAGGAGGATCTGGTGATGCAATCAACGTGAATCTAGTAAATTCTGGATTCACCTTTACAGTAAATGTTTCATCTGATGTAGGAGTAACCAATGGTACAAATTCTGCACTAAAGATTCAGGGTGGAACTACACTGGAATCTCCTGTACTGATTCGTTGGCATGGAACAACAGGTGCGTTGAGTTATGCACCAATTTCAGGCAGTGTAACAGTATCTAATACAGTTTCTACCAATGTATTATCTGCTGGCGGAACATTTGGTTCTCAGCTTACTCAAATAACCAATTCACTTGTTGGAAGTACTGGTACTGTTTCTGGGTACTTGTCTGATATTCGCACCAATACTTCCACTGTATCTTCAATCAACGATAAATTATCAACCAATGGAATAAATGTTAAAGTAACCGAAATAGTTAAATCAAATAGACTTCATAACGGTCGGGTTCTCTTTACCGGCACAACGGTTCAACCAATAACAACAGGATCCACATTGGTTTATAAAACTGGAGTAAACATAAAGGCTCCTTCAACGAATACTTCGACTGTTTATGTCGGAAACGAAGCTATACTAACGAATAGGACTCAAGCCTATCCGTTAGAACCAGGTGAGGCTTTATTCTTAGATTGTAACAGTACAAATATTATTTACTGTTATGCAGACATTGATCCAGACAAACAAAAACTTATTTACATAGGATCGTAATACTACTATATGTTGTATTCTCGTCAAAGTCAACAATCGAGAAATCCTGGTTATAAACCAGTTGCATTAGACAAGACTGGATACGGATACGTTAAAACACTGGAACTGGTAGGATTAGGTGTAAGTGCAGGTTATCAATTACAAAGTTTGGAAACAGAAGGATGTAAATTAACCCCAATCCCTACTGTAGTGGACGGATCGCCAAAATCTGTGTTTTGGGATTTTCACAAGATTCCTACACCAGATAGTGTATATTCTTCCAACATAGTCTCCGATTATTTTTCATACTTTAAATCAGGAGACACATTTGTTGTTTCTAATTCATCTTATTCCAATGATGAAAGAAATTTTAATGGAACATATACTTTTATTTCGTTTAAAAATGGAATGTTAGTATCCACTACTACACTGTCGTTGACTCCAGGAAAATACTCGAGTGAAAAATTTGATTCTATTCCAGTTTTTCAGGCAACTGTTCCTGGTATAAAAACTTTCAATAAAAATGAATTTTAATCACAAATAATGTTATCGGATCAAATTCTTTTTTATCAAATGGAGTCAAATATAATTGTATATTAGAAATAGCAGATGTCAAATTTAGAGTTATTTCCATAGAAGAAAAAGCAAATAAAGAATATGTTTTAATAAC